CTCTCCGGTCCATTTGCCACCTTCGAGTTGAATATCTTTCCACATTCCGATCGGATCAGCATTCCAGTTGTGTTGTTTCAACATCACCGGATTTTTATTGAAGCGTGTAAAGTCAATAACGTTATTGGGAATAACACCGCCTTGATCGTTTGGAGTTGCTGTAGAAAAAATTATTCTCTTCGACATGCTTTTTTATTTCTGTATTAAAAGTAGAATGGATTACTAATTTATTTAGCATTTGTAAAAGAGATTTTACTATATTTGAATAACCCATTTTTAATATGTCTCCAATTGAATTATCTGATTTAAGAAAGAAAAGAGCGTCAGCATTATTGTTTGCGCGAAAGAGATTAAGAATTACAAAATTAAAATTGTCTCAAGTAACAGGCCTCAGCCGGCCAACGATTGATCGCATTGAAAGCGGCGAATACTCCTGGAGCATCGATACTGAAATGATTTATTTATCCGGATTGAAATTGAATGAAGTGAAAAATTAATTAAAAGGCGGGTTGTCAATTTGATCAACAGTTTCAAGCGGTGCAGTTGAATCAACTTCTGAAGATGTGCCGTCATCAACTCCTACAGAATCAAAAATAATTTTATATCCCATTATCAAACCATCCTGATCCAATGCATCTGCAGAAGTAATACCTGACAAAGTAAATTTGAAACAATAATTATTTAAGATGTCGATCATTGTTGGTGAAGTAGTATTCAACCAAATTCCTTTTGAAAAATGAGAACGTATTTTATCGATGATATCTAAAAGCTGCATTGAATAGCCGGTAGGATCATCGGCTTTAGGATCCGGTGCATAGTTGTAAGAATTCATTGCAAAATTCCAATCAACTCTTGTGAGGCCTCCGGGATATTGAAGTGAGTCTGGAGCATCCAATAAATCAACAAGCAATAATGGCATTGTGTATGATGGAAGATTGCTGGTCTTGTAATCTGTTTTCAGCATGATGGTACCACCTTCATCTACTAAGAGAGCTTTACATTCTTGCATTACTGCATTTAAGATATCTCCGATCATAATTTTAGGCTTTAGCCATTGGAATGATTTTGTTTTTCTTTTCCTCAGAATGCTTTACTGCATTCAACCATTGGAATAATTGGCCGAGTTCGATCTGTTCTTTATGAGTTTGAAGCAAATCAGTTAAAGGAAGTTTGGCACTATCAACAATGTGCTTTTCATTCTCGGATATTTTTTCCACAACTAAATTTATGTGCTTGTCTACGTTACTCATTGCTAAATAATTTAGTATAAAAGTATAAAAAAATATCAGGCCTTCAATAATGTTTTTTCAGGCTTAAGCATATACACACGCTTTGTATTGCATGTTCTGCAGGTGAATTGAATCTTATTGATATCAACGGGCTCTGCTTCCCAGTTCGGATCATTGTAACAATCAACCAACTTCTGAACTTTATGCTTTTCGCATGCAGTCGGTGTTACTTCTTCACGAATGAGTTTATACTCCGGATGGTTTTCTGTTTCCATAATTATTTTTTAAAAATATTCATTGCTTTGTCTCTTTCAAAATCCACTTTCTTATAAATAGCTTTTAATATTTTGGGATTCGGCGGTTCTCCGGGACCAGGAATATATTTTCTTGGTGGAATTCCACCGCCGCCTTCATTCATTCTTTTTGCATAAGGTATCAAACCAAGATCAACACCAATATTCACAAGCTTATTCATCACTGCATATTTCACACTATTGTAAAGATTTCTTGTCTGCTCCAATAATGGATTGCTGCTTTGATAAACAGATCCTTTCACACCATGACGTTTATCATAAGCCTTATCTGTTTTTGGATTTCTTGCTTCCCATCCATTAACACCGGTCCCGGAATCATATCCCTGCAGCTTAAAATTTTCTTTTACAACTTTAACTGCAGATGTGCCAATGATCCTTGGAAGATTGTTGTTCAATGTTTCCATTGCCTGGCGAGATTGTCTCCAATCAGTTAATAATTGTGAAAGTGATTTATTGGCCATGATCTAACTAATTACTCCTTTGCGATATTTATTTGCGGCTTTCTTACTAATGGCGAACGCATCAACAATAACTCCATCCTGCGTTTGTACGATGTAACAAGTCTTTCCAAATTTAATATAATTTCTCAAAACTACTTTTTGATTTTCTGCATCCTTCCAGCTCATCCAGATCTCGTCAGGACGTTGAACAGTTTTAGGAATATTTTCAAAGCCTCTGCTATGCTTTTGCACCTCATGAAGTGAGTTGGCCGTAAATCGAATATTCGTTAAAGTTTGTTTGTTCTGGAAAATAACATCACCTGATTTATTGGTTTCATATTTCTCTTTCCATTCATTCACTGTCTCAATAAAATAATGCAAACCGGTTGCCGCTTTTATGATCGCTCCAAGGCCTGTTAAGGATTCATCGCTTTCGATATCACCTTCATCAAATAATTCTGCATTTGCTTTATTCGCATTTCCCAACACTTCAAAATAACTATGCTTATCATTCGGGAACATTCCTTGCTCTGCAGGATTATAACGGAACTGTTCATCAACATGTTCATCGAGCAATTGTTTTGCTTCTGAATTCGTGTTTACTTTTCTATTGGCGAGTTCATCATCATCGAGTTCATCACCGCTGCATCTGCAGTTCCAATCATCCGGAGGAAAGCATGCATCACCTGCAGGATCTCCTATTTTAAAAATCTGTCCTTCCAATTCTACATGCTCTTCACGTTCACGATCATCCATCACACCTTTATAAATCCAATATGGATAAAGATCAGAATCTTCCATCATACTTCTGAATCGTTCACCTTGCACGCTGGATCGTACACAGATATCTCTTTCAACTCTTAACCAGGTTTCCTGAAAAATATCAGTTACTTCTTTTGCTTCTTTATTAAACTTCGAAGGTGATTTTATTTTTTTATCTTCATCATATACCAATGATTGAAGTGTCTTGGCTTCTGCAGCTGACTTTGCCGCACTGAATTGAAACACGTTTAAAATATAGCGCTCAAAAATAGATGTGTCCCGGAAAGCTTCGAATGAAGTTTTGATTTTTGTATTGTCAACAATATCCTTGAAGAAATATTTATTATATTGTTTATAAACGGGTGTGAAGATTACTTTTCCTTTTGGATTTTGATAGATGTATTTTCTTTCATCTTCGGACAGATCATCCTCGATCAGTTTTTTCTTTTTGGTTTTCTTTTCACCTTTCAGAAAGGCATATTCTCTACCGATTAGAATTTTTTTTTTGAACCGAATAAAGATCTTTCCGGCAATACTGCAGCGAAATCACCGTCATCGATTGGTTTACCTGCAGCTGGTGTTGGAGCATCTTCGAAAAATTCTTTTACTAATCCATTTGCTTCAAAGAATTCATCAGTCAATCGTTTACCATTGGCAGTAAGAACATCAGAGAGTTGTTTGATATCTTCCATGCTCATTTGCTTTGCCTTATTAGCAACAAACTTTCCGCCTTCAGGAAGATTTTTATAAAACTTCTTTATCTTTTTGAGATACTCGTCATTCAAATAATTTTCTACGAACTCCGCAATATCTTCAATGATGGTTTCAAGCTTATCGGCATGCACATCGCCAAGCGCTCTGCTTCCTGATTTTGCTGTGGAGCTTGTAAGTGTTCCGCCCAGGATCATTTCCCGGATCTCATTCTTTTTATCTTCATTGAAATCAAGATAAATGGAATGTGCTTTTGCTGCAGTGCCGGTCTTTTCAAATTCAATCTCTAAAGACTTCTGAATATTTCCCTGAGGATCCAATGTATAAGGATAAACCAATCCTTTTGTCGGATCAGCTGTGGCCACTACATTTTCTGCCTGAATTTTGAAAGGATTATAATCATTCCCTGCAGCATCTTTTTCATTGCTGTTTTGAGGATATCCAACAGTCATTAATGGAAACGCTAATCTTCTACCTGCAGCGATCCAGCTATTATCATTCAGATTCATTTGGATGAACATTCTTGATATCGGTTGCATCCATCCGAGGAATGCTTCATATGCTGTTGATGGCTGAACAAACAATAAATTATCATGCTCACTGAAATTCACACCATCATAAAATGAATAAGTGTTTTGTTTCAACAAACGATTGATAGGATCAATGTCCTGCATCGGATATTTATAAACCTTGCCATTAATCGGATCAAAGTTCAATCCCAAAAATCCCCAGAAATGAGCAAGTGCAATTTGTTTTCTTAAATCTTTGTGCCAGCTTTTATTACATAATTCTTCGGTCCAATCCATTAACTCATTTCCTTTTTCATCAACAAACAAATATGGTATTTTTCCGATCGGAGATTCTATTGCCCGGAATAAAGATTGTATAAACGGTGAAGATTCAAACACCCATGAAACGAGTGTTGCATAAGACATTGTATATCCCTGTTTGATAGCCTGATCACAAGCATATCGCCAGGTGCTTAAATTCCATTCAACAAAATAATTAGAAGGAAATGTTTGAGAGATAACATTCAAGCCTGCACCTTTTGGAATCATGAAAGGATTCACTGCTGGTTGGGTACCGGTTGCAGGTTTTGATTTTTTATTACCATTGCCCCATCCGCCGCCATTACCTTTTCCATTATTTCCTATTCCCGGGATTGACAAAGGACCACCACCGGCAAGTTGGTGCTGTTCTCTTTTTGCTTGTATTGCAGGATCATTTAATCTGCGTTCTCTTCTGCTCATGGTTGTGATTATTGTAATACGCTTTCTTGAATAGATTCCTGTGTTCCTTCAATCATCACTTCTGATGCATATTTATTTACAGCATTCATTCCTCCATCAGCGTATAATTTTTTTAAATAGCGATAATGATTATAAGCAACCTGAACCGGCATTGCAATGATGTATTCTTTTGTAACATCGATTGGTTTTCCTTCAATTTCTTTATACTCTGTTTCATCCAAAACTTCTTGGCCAGTCATCAAATGATTTTCATGGCTTTCAACAAACCAAATAGGTAATCTGTCTGCAATTGCACGAAGTTGTTTTTGAACAGCTTTATTCATTATCCCAATGTTTTGAAAGATTGTTCAACTAAAAATGATTCAGAAGAAACACAAATATTCACGCCTGGTAATGGTAAGTTTTGTTGGCCATTACGAAGATCTCTCAATGTTTGGTCCGCCCATTTAAACATCGCTGTCATCTGATCAGAAATATTTTCCATGTTGCCAAGGATGTTCCTGATCGCCAATAAAGAAATTATTTTAACTAAAAGATTGCTTCGTGTATCTGCACTCTGTCCACCAGTGAAGTTTATTTGTGGAACAGAAGTGTAC